TTAGTAAATGGACAACAAACATATAGTATTAGAGATGCAGTATCACAATCGTTGGGTATAACATTGAGTAATACTAGTTCAATTGAAATTAAACGTGTACTACATAACCCACCACCGGCAATAGTAAGATTCTTCGATCCATTTGTTGGGACAGGTTTAGGTTCACAAAACATGTTAGATTCAATGGGGTTCGGATCAATGTCCCCTGCGGTATCATTCATGATGATGCCGATGCATGCAGATTTATTGAGATTACAAGCTATTGAATTTAATGATCAAATACGTAAGTCTCATTTTTCTTTTGATATACACGGAGATAATTTAAGAATATATCCTATACCAGGAACTCAAGGTTCAATGGCTACTCAATATTTTGGTACAGTTTGGTTTGAATTCTTATTTGAAGAGCAAAAAGCAAACGATGCTCTGTTATTTGGTAATACCGCACTTATGCCAGGCTTAATTTCCGACGCATCTAATATACCATATAAGTATCAAACATATAGTAGCATTAATGATATGGGGCGAGCTTGGATTATTAGATATGCAACCGCTTTAGCAAAAGAAATGTTAGGATTTGTTAGAGGCAAATATTCTAATATACCAATACCAAATGCAGAAGTAACACTTAATGGTTCAGATTTAGTATCACAAGGACAATCAGAAAAAGAAACATTGATAACACAACTTCGTGAATTTTTAGAAAAAATGTCCCGAGAAAACATGTTAACTAGACAAAATGCAGAAACAACACAAATGAATGAAATGTTATCGAAAGTACCATTAAAAATTTATGTAGGATAAGGAGATATCATGGCGTTATTTGGTAGTAAAAAGGATGCAAGATTTATAGCTTCAATTAATTCTGAATTGATTAACTCTATTGTAGATACAGAAATTGAATTTTTTAAATTAGATATTAATACTAGTAATTCAAATATATACGGAGAATCCGAATCTAAATCATATTTAGACTCATTATTACTACCATGTTTGATAACTAAAAATGAAAAAACTGCAAATATGGATGATTACGGTCATACATATAGCAGGGAAATTCAGTTTGCAATTTCACGCGATATGCTAGAAAAAGCCGATTATTTTCCTGAGGTTGGAGATATTGTATTTTGGGACAATGAATATTATGAATTAGGAAATGTAGATGCAAATCAATATTTTGCAGGAAAAAATCCAGAAACATGGCCTAATGGCGATTCCCATGGTTATAGCGTTTCTGTAATATGCGATGCACACGTAACTAGATTATCAACTCAACAAATTAAAAACATACGATACGGCGGTAATAATAACTCACCAGGGCGTAGATTTTAAGGAGAAATATGCCTAGAATAAATAAAAATAATATTGATAGACCTACTAATAAGCCAAATTTAAGATATACTGAAACATTTGTTGAACCAGATATATCATTAAATCGAGCAAATCAAGTAAGACGCGATGATGATATAATACGTACACCAAAACGAACGATATATGATATTGATTATTCTATAAAATCATATATAGAAAATGAAATACAACCTAAAGTTAATGATAATGGTAAATTAATACCAGTACCTGTAATATTTGCACATGGCGAAAAATGGGATAATGTTCGTAAATTAGGATATATGCGAGATGAAAAAGGTTTATTGCAATGTCCTGCTATACTTTTAAAACGCACAAGTTATACTGAACGAGATACATTAAAAACATTAGATGTTAATCGAAATCATCCAAATAACTATATGGTACAGCAATCTAAATATGGGCCTAATAATAGATATGAAGATACATTATTGCCTCCGCCGCTGCGTAATATAATGAATCAACCATCTATGCCTACATATATAGTTAACATACCAAAATACATAACAGTAGAATACGAACTATTATGTTGGACTGATTTTACTACACAAATGAATGATTTAACTGGAGATTTGTTTACATACAATAGATTTGCGTGGGGTCAGGGTAATAATATGTTTACTACCATCATGGGCACTATAAATTTCGAAACTGTTAATACAGTAAGCGAAGATCGAATAGTTAGAGCTACAATACCATTGACAGTACAAGCATCATTATTAGAAGAATCAGAAGTTAGAGAAAGTGCCATCAAAAAACGATATTCAATTAAAAAAGTTTCATTTGATATGGTATTAGATGTTGGACAAAACATATTCGAATCATCGCGAGTTCCAACTGCATTGTTACAACATCAAAGTAGTATTATGTCAGGTGGAAATGTTGTAGTTACCGGCGGTGGAACAGTTACAAACATTAATGCAACTGCAATGTTATATTTAACTCAATTATCAGATAAAGAAGGAGTTAGAATATCAACAACTGAAATTTCAGTAGCAGGAACACCAAACGTTAATCCTGTGACAAATAGTGTAGCTACAATTAATGAATTTGATATTTACATTAATGGACAATATATTGATAAAGGTGCATATACGTGGACACCGAATGATGCATCAGCAACACAAACTATAACATTTAATACAACATTATTAGGATATACAATCGATGTTGATGATTTAATAGTTGTACATGGGAGATGGGCATAATGACTAGACAATTTAAACCGTCACAATTAAAACCTGGATTATATGATATTACAGCATCATATGCAGTATCAGCATCATATTCAGCTCCATCATATTTAATCATAACAGGAAGTGTATTTGCACAAGTAAATACTAATAACACACCATTTTTAATTAGAAGTGGTTCTCGAGATTTATTAACTATAACTCAGAGTGGAGTATTAGTATTATCAACCCAATCAGCGGAATTAACAGGTAGTGCACCAGTTGGTGGTATGTATTTTACATCAGGTTCATTTTTTGTTGGACTCGAATCATAACAATGATATATTTATATAAAAAGATTTATAATATAAGGAATAAATAATGGCATCATGGAAAAAGGTCATAGTATCAGGTAGTAATGCAAATTTAACAGCATTATCCGTCGATAACTTAACATCAGGTCAAGTAGTTATCGGTGGGGGTACTAGTAACTTAACGACAACTGCGATTAACGGTACGGGTAATATAGTTGCAACTACCGGAGCTACAGGGTTATCTCACTCGGGTTCATTTAGCGGTTCATTTCAAGGTTCATTCAGCGGTACTGCAACATCAGCATCATTTGCATCAACTGCTTCATTTGTAACAGCATCCGGAGTATTTGGTCCATATGGTGCAAATAGCGTAATTTCAGCATCGCATGCAGTTCAAGCTGCAGCAACAGTTGGTACATTAACGTTTGGTGAAGGTTTAACTTCAGGAACATATAATGGTTCTGGTAACGTAACAATGACAGTATCAGGTGCAGCACAACTAACTGATAATGCAATTACTAAATGGAATAATACTGATAATAAATTCGTAGTATCTAGTTTAACCGATAATGGTACAGTAGTATCAGGTGCGTCTTCTATACAATTATCTGGAGCTAATTCATCATTAACAGGTTCGTTTACTGGTTCGTTTAAAGGAGATGGTTCTCAATTAACTGGATTATCAACAACATTAGCAGTTTCAGGTTCATCGGGGAATGGAACGGTTAGTTTACAAACACAAGCATTAACTATTACCGGTACTGCAAACGAAGTAGAAACATCAATGTCAGGTCAAACATTGACTATCGGATTACCAAATGATGTTACTATTGGAAATAATTTAACGGTAACTGGTGATTTATATGTTAATGGTACTACTACAACTATTAATACTACAGATTTATATGTTGAAGATAAATTCATAGTATTAGCATCTGGATCTGCTAATACCGGAGATGGTGGTATTATTATTGATAGAGGCGCATACGCTGATGCGAATGTAGCATTTGGATTTGATTCTGCTACAACTAGATGGGGTTACCAAAACGGATTAACCGATTCAACAAATGCAATGACTATTGGTACAAATGGAAATAGTGCATTTGCTGGTATTGTGTTTACAGAAGCAGCACACACTTCAACTAAACCAACTACTGGTGAATTCGTAAAAGAAGGTGCAATTTATACAAATACAGACGGAACAATTTGGATGTATTCATAAAATTTATTAAATTAGTTATGGGAATAATACAAAATCAAAATAAAAATAATCCTGTTCAGACAACGAGTCCCGGGCAGGATTATTCTTTAAATAAATCGGAATTAGAATTTTTATTACTCTTAGTTAAACGATCTACGTTTTTAGGAGAACAAATTGAAGAAGTATACAACACGGTATACAAGTTACAACAACAATATTTAGATATTAAATAAAACGAGTTATGCAAGAAATATTTTCGATACCCGAATTAACAGTATTACGCCAATCATTAAATGTTATTAGCATTCAAGGTAAAGATGCTAAACCTATTGCAATGCTTCAAGACAAATTAGAAGCAATGATCGTGCAACAAGAAATTGCACAACAAGAAACAAAAACGACAACAAAAAAATCATAAACATATTTATATAAAATTAGATGTAGGCCGCAAGGAAGTAGGCATATACACGGCATAAGTGTATGTATCTAACCACATCATAAAGGAATATAAGTATGCCATCTTGGAAAAAAGTCATTATCTCTGGCTCTGCCGCAGAACTATCATCATTATACGCTCCTAGTATAACGGGTTCGTTACAAGGAACTTCATCATTTGCCGTTACTGCATCATATGCATTAACTTCATCTATATCTGATGCAACAACATTGACTCAACTTTTAGTAATAAACCAAACCGGGTTTACTATTAATAAAGGAGTTGTTGTTAGAATTTCTGGGTCTAATAATGCTAGTGATATACCTAGAATCACAACAGCATCATATGAAACTGATGGGGTTTCTGCAAATACATTAGGTATTACGTCTGCTAACATAACAAACGGATCGCAAGGTTATGTTATAACAGAAGGTGTATTAACGGGAATTAACACTACAGGATGGACATCGGGTACTTTGTTGTTTTTAGGTGCGACAGGTTCAATAATAACATCGGCACCACAAGCTCCATTACACGCAGTAAGGTTAGGTCAAGTAATTCGCGAACAAAATAACAATGGTTCTATACATATACGCGTAGATAATGGATATGAACTAGGAGAATTACACGATATTACAGATACAACTACTACTGCTTCATTTGGTGATTTACTAGTAAAATCTGGTAGTGTATGGATTAATAGTAGACAATTAACCGGCTCATATGCATTAACCGGTAGTTTGATTGTAACTGGTTCGAATTCGGGAGATTTATTTAGAATCACACAAACTGGTACGGGTAATGCACTCATTGTAGAAGATTCTGATAATCCAGATGCAACACCAGTTGTAATTACCGGAACAGGTAATGTTGGTATCGGTACGACTACACCAGCTACAAAATTAACTATACAAACCAGCGGATCAGATGATAATCTAAATGCAATGATTGCAAACTTTGGAAAATCACCATTATCCACTGCATACGGATCGACATTCATACGAGTATCAAGATTTACTACAACATCTACAACGGGAAGTGGTGATTATACTGATATAGAACATAATTCGGGAGGTTCTTCTCCATTTAGATATGGTACGTTTGGTGATACTAATATTATCAATGGATCTAGATCAACAGCCGGAGCGTTTGGAAATATAAATTTTATTACATCTGGCTCTATTGCAATGAGTATTCGAGGTGGTACTAGTGCCGGCCTTGTTGGTATTGGTACAACAACACCATCTGCTTCATTACATGTAATGGGTAATACACTTATTACTGGTTCATTAACTGTAGGATCATCAAGTCTAGGACCTAATGAAAACACCATAACATTAGGTGCACGAGATAACGGCAGTGAAGGAGGACAGATTGGATTTAATGCTCCGGGCGGTACCTATACATCAGCATCAATGATTGACTTATATCAAAACCGTTTACGTGTATTAAAAGGTACTAATGCCGGAAGTACTGCAGAAGTTGCTTGGTGGAATATGCATAATTTACAAATGGCATTGCCAGCATATACATCAGCCACATCATTTACGGGTACAGCAGCGGGATATCTAGCATTTGATTCATCGGGTAATATCATAACAACTGCAGGAGTTGGATCTGCAGTAAATATCGGTAACTCCGATTTAACTATAACTAGTGATGCATTTCGAGTATTATCGCATGCTGGTAATAGTAGATTCACAATCTCCGGATCGACTTCGAATGCATTGTTAGAATTAAATAATACAACAACAAGTAACAGTCGCATAATTAGTATGCGAGAACAATTAAACGGCGAAACTAATAGAAACGCAATACGTAATTTTACTGCTGCGGGTAATAATGCTGATGATTCTCAACATAACCGATGGATGAGTGATCATATTGCAGAGTTTGTATCGGGATCAGCAGTTGCAATTGACAAATTACGTGGTTGGAAATGGAGTTATTATACTGAAGTTGATAATGGGTTCGGTCCAACACCGATATATAAAGACATATTACTAATATCAACTAGTAATCAAGCAACATTAAATGCATCACTAACCGTAACAGGTTCTACATATTTAACTGGATTGGCTTCTGGCACAACATCCAATGTAGTATATATTGACACTGCTACAGGAGCATTATCATATGGTGCCGGTGGAAGTGGAAATGCTTTTCCATATACCGGTTCTGCTCAAATTACTGGTTCATTAGGTATAACCGGCAGTTTGTTTGTAACTGGATCTACTGCAACTGATTTAGTTCGTATAACCCAAGCAGGATCAGGAAATGCGTTAACGGTATATGATATAAATTCTGATACTACTCCGTTTGTTATTAATAGTTCTGGTAGCGTAGGAATCGGAACACCAACACCATCTTCTTATACTGCTAGATTGATAGTACTAGCTGATTCTAACGGTACATCTGGTATACGTTCTACTGGTTTTGGTAATCATGCAATAATAGGAAATGGTAGTACTAATTATGCTGGTGTATATGGAGAAAGTGTTGGTGATGATGCTGGTGAATATTTTGGTGGATATTTTAGAGCATACCAAGCAGACACGCCGATTAATACTAATACATATATTGGTGCAAAATTTGAAGCAATAAGCGATGCTACTAATTATTCAGTGCAATTAAAAGACGGCACACAGGCTACAGGTAAAGTTTTAGTATCACAAGATGCATCTGGTTCTGCTAATTGGAGTACACGATTATCTGGCTCATATGAGATAACAGGATCATTAACAACAACATCTGGTGTTTCGTTAAAAGGATTATCTTCCGCAACAACGTCAAATATAGTATACATTGATACTACAACAGGAGCATTATCATATGGTGCTGCTGCTTCTGGTAGTTCTAGTGGTAGTGCATTTCCATATACTGGTTCTGCAATCATTACTGGGTCATTAACAGTAACGGGTTCTATATATGGAACTGAATTAATTAGTACAACAAACCAATATGGCGATATTACAAATATAACACCTGCATTAGTTTCGGTCGAATCAAATAACGGTGCAAATGCAATTATACAGAAAGTTGCATACACTAACACTACAGGTATTGATTATACACCAGTTGTTACTAAATATTATCCGCGTGATATATCTTATACCGCGCGCGGATCTAATTCATTATCATATAATCAATTGATTGCAGGAAATGTATTAAATGCACAAGAACATTGGGGATATGATGGTATTGAATATGGTATTGGGTATCATTCATATACAATGGCATTTGGTACATGGGATAATGCTAGTCATCCTACGATATGGAGACTACAACTAACGCCATCTGGTTCTACAACATTGGTTAACCGAATGGAAATTGATGATGTTGGTAATTTAACTATTGATTCTCCGACTACAATAAATGCAGATATCAC